GTCTAAAAGATCTAACTGTCTTAATTGATCAACTCCAGCAAATCTTGCATCACCTATCATCTCCCACTCAGTTGCCATACGTTTGGCAGTCTCTTCCATATCCTCAGCATATTGTTCTTCGTCTAATAAATCCAACTGACGTAACTGGTCATATCCAGCAAATCTTTGCTCATTTATTTGCTCCCAATTTATTGCTTTAATAAAATCTAATGCAAATGCCCCCCAATCAATGCTTGTTAATGCTAAAAAACCTTCAGGATCAAATGCGACTATATCGGCACGCGCATACAAATCAGCAATATTCATCATAGTTTCTGCGTACTGTTCAAGTTCTTTATTTGCTAAAGCAAGGGCCTTATTTAATTTATATTCATCTGTGCCTGGGAGCCATCCAATACTTTCTATACCAGTAAAAGTCTCTTTTGCTTTTTCTGCCTTTTTAGTGAGATCGTCCAAATTATCCATCAAATCTTCCAATGTTTTCAGATTTTCATCCCCTGAAAAAGCCTCATCCAATGTTAAATCACGAACAGCTGCCCCTAATTTCTTTATTTCGGGTGTAAGTTTTGATAATGCCACTGTTGTTTTATCTATGTCTTTAGATAGTGTGTCCAAAAATTTTATACCTTGATAACCTGCCCATAAAGCAAGTAGTGCAATATTAGCTTTCATTGCGGCACTTAGTCCAACAACAGCCCCTTTTAATAATCCAAAAGCTGTGGTAGCTGCTGTTGCTGCAGCAACAGCTTTACCTAAATGTGCTGAAAATAGTAAAATAAGTTTAGCTACTTTGCTAAAAATATACAACTCCGCCAGACCTTTGACGATTCGTGGGAGCCAAATAACAAATGTTTCTACAAGCTCCATTATTTCTGCTTTATGTTCCCTAATCCATGCAGCAGGATCTTTTAGTGCTTTTTTTAATGCGTCAGAATAATTTAAAAATGCTTGGACAGCAACATCTGTAATCACAGAAACAAGTTTTTTAAATGCTACTGTAGTAGTATTTAATCGCTCAATAAACTCATCTGTTTCGCCTTTGGCATTGTTTAATTTTTCAGTAAACTCATCTAACTGTTTAATACCACGCAGTAGAACAAGCATAGCAGGTGTTGAGCGTAATCCAAATAAATCTTTTAATGTTGAAGTTAACTCCGCCGCCCCCATATTTCTACTAGCTAATTCCTTTAGTATATCAATAAGATTTGTTGTTTCAGTACCAAGTTCTTTAGCAGCATCAATGGATTTAAGAAATGACATACGAAGAGCACGACCAGCAATACCTTGTTTAATACCTGATTGAGAGAGGATACCAATCATGGCAGACACTTGCTCAACAGAATACCCTAATTGAGCAGCGATAGGAGCAACAAATTTCATAGCCTGCCCCATACCTTCAATATTGGTATTACTCCTAGTAATTGTACCAACCATAACATCTACTACACGCCCAATTTCACCTGCTTCTAGACCAAATGCACGCAATGTATCTGTAGCAATATCAGTGGCACGAGATAGATCTATCTCACCAATCAGGGCGAGATTAAGAACTCCACCTAACGCCTCAACAGACTCAGCTGCATTAAAACCAGCCATACCCAAGAAACGTAGGGCGTTAGCTGCTTCAGTAGCCATCCAAACTGTGGTTTCACCAGCATGGCGAGCAGCATCAGCCAACATTTCAAACTCAGTAGTAGTAGCGCGAACGATCCCACCAACTATTGCCATTTGGTGTTCAAAATCAGCACCAGCTTTCAATGCTTCCATAACAGCATGTACGGCTCTACGCATAGCCATATAAGAAATAGTAACAGCAGCAACATGAGGTATTAAATTACGAATACCTTTACCTTGTTTGTTCATTGCGGTTGTGCCTTTTGTTACACTGGCATTTAGCCTCTTATTTTCTGCAGTTAATTTTGCATTTGTATTTTTTAATTGTTCGTTCGCAGTTTGAAGCTTTTTGACCTGCATCTCTAATTTCTTAGATGCAGATGTAGTGCTGTTCATTTGTCTTTGTACACCAGCCAGACCATTCTTCTCCATACGAGCAAGTTGAGTTGCAATTCCTGTCAAAGCAATTGCAACAGTCTTCCCAGAAGCTTTAATACTACGAAGTTGCCCAACAACTTTCTCAGCACCCTTAGCACTCAATACTATGGATATGTTTGCTATATCTGCCATAACTAAAAACCAAAAAAGACCATAGACCTACTTTTTAGGTGGTCTCTGGCCTTTTGATTTTCTTTCGTTTTTCTTTCTGTTTTCTTCACTTTTCTCACCCTGCCACTTCAGATATTCGGAGTCCAAAACTCCAACAAATTTAAGGTAGTTAAGCTGTTCTTCGAGAGAATCAACGCCAAATATTCTAAAGTAACTTTCATACGCAGGGAGAGCTATTGATCCAACACTCATTCCTGAACTACGGGATGGAGACAATATGTGAAACGCATTCCAGTAAATAGCCAAATCAGAAAACATTTCAGGTTCTTCATCAAGCATCCCAGTGACATCATTACCATCTTCTTCTAATTGCCTGACCCACTCAAGCCAAGTCAGATCTCCAACGCCTTTTTTTTCAGATGCTTTTAGACTCCACCCCATTACTTTTTTAAGTTTTCAGTGGCCTCCTCATCGTCTTCAGCTTGGTATCCTTCCAGCTCATTTGCTATATCGTTAATGTAGTTTCGCAGTTCAGGATAATCTGTTAGAATCCTGACACAATTTTCCAGTGAGTATGGGACTTCTTCCCCATTCTCTTCCAAACCTTCCCAACCTAAAACTATGGTTTCAGCAAGACATTGAATCAATAGTTTTTCTGCCACTTCATCTGCCAATGTTCCACGTCTGATTGCCCTACGGTGAGGTTTGCTAAGTGCCTGAAATCGTTTTTGATAATTTGGATTACCTATACGAGCAATCCGCATTTTCAGACCTTCACCCATCTCATGAACTACACCTTCTTGTTCTTTCGTTGAATCTGTTCCAAATAACTTTTTTACATCAGCCATTGTTTTACTCCCCCGTTTAAAGGTTAAAGATTTACCATCTGCTATTATCAAATTCAGGAAGATCTTCTTCCTCAACTTCTTCTTCAAATACTACTTCAACTTTTCCTTCCAACTCATCCTCAATAATTTCAGGTACTGGATCTTTGATAACTTCAGGTTCAGGCTCACCAATATGTCTTACACGATAAGGCCCACCATATTTATCAATGGTGATTGGCGCATCTGGATCAAAGTCAGCCGAATCAACTTCATATAATTTATTCCAATACCCATGTACAGGGTTGAATTGGTCTACTATTACTGTTCCCATGTCAGACTCCTCTCAAATTAAAAAAATTATTGACAAATTAACTATAATACTTATATTAACTGTATAAAATGACAATGAGAAAATCCTTTAAATATAGGTTATTTGTTAATAAAACCCAAGCAACTAAACTTGGTGAATTTTTCCAATCAGCCAGATTTCTATACAACTGTGCTCTGGAACATAGAATTATTTGTTGGAAACAGTGGCATAAATCCATCAGTTACTATGATCAATGTTATTCCATAAAAGAAATCCGTAGTTTTAATGATGGCCTTGCCCAACTCAATTACAACTGTTCTCAGAATATTCTTAGAAATATAGACAAGGCATTCCAAGCCTTTTTTAGAAGAATTAAACAAGGTGGAAAACCAGGTTTTCCTAGATTTAAAGGGAGAGATCGCTTTCATTCAATTACATTTCCTATCTATGGTAATGGCGTTAAACTCAAAAATGGTAAATTATATATTCAAAGTATTGGTTATATTAGAATTAAGCTTCATAGAAAAATAGAAGGTATAATTAAAACTGTAACCATAAAGAGGCAAAATTCCAAGTTTTATGCTTCTTTTTCTTGTGATGAAGTTCCACAGAATGTTTTACCAAAGTCTAATAAAGAAGTTGGAATAGATGTTGGAATTAAATCCTTTGCTGTTATGTCAGATGGCGCAACAATTGATAACCCAAAATATTTAAAACAATCAGAAGCCAAAATCAAGGAAACTCAGAGTAAGTGTTCCAAGAAACCAAGTAAAACCCTGAGAAAAAAGTTGGCTTGTTTACATACAAAAGTTAGAAACCAACGTAGAGATTTCCAACACAAACTTAGTAGAACGATAGTAAATGAATTTGGTTATATATTTATTGAAAACCTTAAACCAAGAGACATGGTAAAGAATAGCCCTAAAGTCTTGAATAAATATATAAATGATGCTGCATGGTCGCAGTTCTTTGGTTTCCTTTTTTACAAAGCCGAAAATGCTGGTAGAAAGTTAATTAAAGTCAATCCAAAGAACACTACGCAAATGTGTTCTCAGTGTGGAACAATTGTGCCAAAGGATCTAAGTGTTCGTGTACATGACTGCCCACACTGTGGGTTGGAGATTGATCGGGACCATAATGCTGCTTTGAATATTTTGGCGCTTGGGCGGAGCGTTTTGCTTGGCAAAGAAGCCATCAACTTTGGTTGATGGAGCCGTCACAGGACCAGATAAGCGCAACGAAAACCTCATATCAACACGGGGCACATCAACAGAGGAAAGGAGGAAACACCTATCTGATCCTATGCGGTTGAGATCACTTACGCAGCAAACTTATTGATCTGAAGTGTGTACGTGTAAGCTGAATCTCTATACGCTCTAAAACCAAGGGTTTCCATTACATCCTGATCCTGCCCACCAACATTTATACCATCAGTTTCAAACTCAATCTGAGGCATATCAATGATATAAGCATTACCATCAGTATCCTCTACTTTGTAAGATATTGAACTTGGGGTACCACCTAAATATTTATCATAAAGGCTGTTATCTTTAAAGTAGGCAGTTAACGTACCAGTGACATCGCATTTACCAACGCCAATATCACAGTTACCTAAAGTGGCAAGTGCTTTCAAACCACGAACATTATTGGCAAGGGTAACATCCAGCCCCTGAACCAGACAGCTGGCAACATCACTTCCACCTTCACGAACCTCTGCAACATTGCTAACTGCAGTAAGAACATCATTAGTTCCAGCAGCATCGGCAGCAAGTGCTAGAGATGAATTCTGTGCCAAACTCGCTGATGCACCAATGAAATCAAAACTACCAGTAAGAATTGACCCTGCTTGTGCAGCCATATTAAGGGTGTTAATAACCTGCCCTAAAAATGTAAAATGCTGCCCAGTAGCCAAACCAGCATGTGACCTGATCACAGAATAACTATGCTCTGTCGTGCCATTACGTAAGTAAGAACCACCAACAGCAACAGCAGCGTTGCCTGAAGTGGCAGTTGAAGCTTGCGTCTCAGGAACAGGGGAAACTGTTATGTTATTATGGTCTGTCTTTGCTGTAATCTGGTAGTAGCCACGGTTTGTGGCATTTGTGCCGCCACTAATCTCAATCCATTGCCCAAGAGTAGCAGTTGTGAAATTAGCACTTTCAGAAGCACTACTAGCACTTACTGCACCACTAACATTAAAGTCAATACCTAGTGCTGAAATAGTCAAGGCAGTTGACCAGTCACTCCACAGCGCCCCTTCCAATAATTCATTGAAAGCGTCATAACTAAGCTCAAAATTAAACCCGCCCGTAGTATCTGCATCGGACTGGATTAAATCGGTGATCTGCCTATCATTACGAATCTCTGCGCTGGTTATATTCGTAATATTGTAAGCAAAACTTTCCCCAGTGAAGCGGAGTTCTTGAAACGTACAAGATGCAAGCGTACCCCAAGTCACTTCCTCTCCATAGTATAATGATGTTCTGTTACTGTCGCCCATTTTTAAATACCTCCTTAATCGGTTGAATTAATATAAAACTGACCTTCAAGGAGGTTCTGACGATAAAGCAATAAATATGGTTAAACTGTTTCATTTTTTATTCTTTTTGTATTCAGCTAATAGTCTACTTAAATTAGTTTTATAGCACTCACACTCGCAGCGCATTTGAAAAACTGGTTGTCTAATACATTTTGGCTGGCCTTTGCAATCCAAAGGTAACTCTTTCGCCGCTTGATTTTTTATCTCGTCCGGGATGTGCATTTTTTCTGATCTCAAATGTGTTTAATAATCCACAATGCGCTCTGGTGCATTTTATCTCAATTACTGCAAATTCACCAATGTCTTTTATCTTGGCTAGTAACTTTTGGCATTTTTGGCATCTGCATTCGCCATCTGCATCTGAAGAAATAAAACCAATTCGCATCTTGTCATCTCTTTGCGCCCTGAGAGTTCATGAGAGCAACCACAATCGTTGTCCATATAAAATACATACCCAAGCCCTACGTGGCGTTGGCCAAGGCTTTGTCTGCTTGGAAACTACAAATCCAGCTAAATTGGTAAAACTCACCCACGTCGCCCACACGAACCGTTTTTGGTGATCTACAGATAATATCACTAAAATTGGCATTACGAAAAATATCACCTAGTGCATCTGAGTACCCCTTGGCAGTTTGTGTACCAGTACCTGTAGGGACCATAATAGGAATATGAATAATACCAATAATTCTATGACAGGGTATACCAGCCATACTAATTTGGTTTGAGTCAACCTCATCAATTAACAAACGAATAAAGGCAGTACTTGCCTCTGGAGTATAAGGAACATTATCCCAAGATATATCTGTACTAGTCCAATTATCAGATAGCCTGCCTTCTATTGCTGCACGTATATCTTGTCTAAATCCCATATTACTTTACTGTCCTAGTTGTGGTTGTTTTAACAGATTGCACATGTTTTTCAATATCGTTCATTGCTTTTAACGCTGCTTTTTCATAGACTAGATAATACCCACTACCACCCCAACCAGCATATTCAACATTTCTTGCCCAACTATATCCATATTTTGTGGAGTAACCAACTGAATTTGAGATGATAATTGTATCTGTGTCTTTGATGTTTTTTATTTTGGGTAACTGAGCACGGGCAATTTCACGGGCACCTTCTAAGGACATCTCACCCACATCTTCGAATACAGTATCACTTGTATCTTCTTGATTAATACCAACCCTATGACTTGCGATGTACGAACCTGTTTTAAATGGAGCTGGTTCATTATTGATAATGTCTGTCAAAGCACCCTTGGCAGTTTCTTCCAACAAAGCACCCATCTTTCCTTTGACATCTTTAATGATCTTATCAAATTGGAGATCATAAGTACGAGAATTGAATGGTGCGTATGATTTTGCCATCTATGTTTTCCTAACGAAGATTTCAAAAAGAGCTTCTGCGGGGTCAGTTTGCCACCAAGTGACGTTCCATTTATCACTACTAATTGTTACATAATCACCAACTTTGGGTGTGACAGAAATATCGTTATTTGCGACCAATAGTTTTCGATCTGTCATTAAGATATCTCTATCTTGGATTTCGTCTGAGTTAATTTCATCAAAAATAGTTTTTATGGTTGTATCAGTATGTCCTGATTCTGTATTCACACCTGTTGTTGAATCATAACTAAATGTACCCAAAGAATGATAAGCCAAGCCCGTAGTACTAACATTTCCAAAGGCTGTCACGATATTTTCAGCTGCATTTTGAAATACTTCTTTCAGGCCCATACTATTTCTTTTTCTTCAATGATGGATATTTCTTGTATACCTTCCTACGGACAGCAGCTTTTTCTGCTGGTGTGCCATGTTGTGCTACTCTTGCAAGTGCATTGACTGCATGGCTTTTGTCAAAA